CAACCTACCTGACAGTTGACTTCCGTGTCGTGGTGTACGCTTAACCTATGGCAAAATATCAGGTCGTCGAAGGCTTCACCGTTCTAGATAAACAATATCCAGCCACTATTGATGGCAGTGAGATTGATCATCTAGACTCTCTACTGGCATCGGGTCGCATTGTTCTGGTGGCAGAAAAATCAACTTCTAAAGCCGACAAGGCAGGAGATAAATAATCATGGCAAAGTTAGTTCTCACAAACTCAGTAGTTAGCCTCAACGGAACAGACATTTCCAGCAACGTGGCTGCAATAACCCTAAGCACTTCAGCAAGTGAAATACCAACAACGAATTTCGGGAGTGGTGGTGCGGTAACTCGCGTGTCAGGTCTCATCGACAATTCTGTCACGCTTTCACTTCATAATGATTACAACGCGATTGACGGATTGATCTTCCCATTGGTCGGTTCAACAGCCGTAACCATGATTATCAAACCAGCAGGCACAGCCGCAGCAGGAACGGCCTCGCCTCACTACACCTTCTCTGTACTTTGCACAAACTTTGACTGCGTAAACGGTGCCGTGGGTGAGCTAAACACGGCGGACGTAACGTGGCCAATCAGTGGTGCAATCACAAAATCAACAGGTGCATAATTCTTAGATAAACAACCAGGAGGAAAGAATGAAATTAGCAATGGAAGTAACGCTCAACACGGGCGTGAAAGAAAAAGTAACTGCACACTTTGCGGACTTCATCGCCTTCGAAAGCGAAAAGAATCGTCCAATCACAAGCATGCAAAGCGATGTCAAACTGACTGACCTTGCATGGTTGTGTTGGCATTCGTTGAAGCGTCGCAACTTGGTCAAAGTCACATTTGAACAATGGACTGAGACAGTCGAGTCATTGGAGGTCGCAAGCGATGATTCGCAGATCGTCCCTTTGGAGAACAATCAGCCCACTGGCTGATCGCATATTTATCCTGCGAGACAGGAATATCGCCGTCGTCGCTGTTGCAAGAATCGCCTAGGATGCTGTACACGATGGTCGGCTATCTGCGCTGGAAGAACATCAAATCCAATCCACCACAGAGGATCAACTAATGGCATTTCCAGTACCAAGGAATCTCAAGTCAGCGTTCCCAAATCAGCCAGGCGACTTAGGTTCGACAGTTGGTCGTGCTGGTGGAGTTGCACTAACAGTCGAAGTTGAGGGCTTATATGACATGCTTCGTGGCTTCTCAAAAGCAAGTCCATTCTTTAATGAGAACATTCGTAATGTCTCAACAAGTTTGGCAGAGGACTTGTTGAAAGCTGCCAAAGTTGAAGCAGGTAGTGTCAGTCGATCTCGTCAAGCATTAGAAGTCATGAGAGGTATGCAAGTTAGAAAAGATCGCGTTCCTTCAATTCGTTTGAAACCAAATATGTTATTCAAATCTAAAAGCAGATCTAATCGTAAGCGCGGCTTGGTACAAGGTCCAGGTCTGACCCGCAAGGTAACGATGGGTGATGTGTTCTTCGGTGCCGAGTTTGGTGGCGGTGCCAAACCAACTACTAAACAGTTCTTGAGGCATCGTGGTCAGTCTGGGTACTTCTTCTGGCCGACCGTCCGCAAGAAAAAGAACTTGATTGCCGAAAGATACCTAGATGCCATCGAGAGAATTGTCAAGAAACTAGGCATTGGCTGATACTTGCATTCGGCTCAGGATTCGCTATCCTGAACCTAGGAGGTTCTGCACAATGTTTGAAGTCGTCGGTTTCCCGTCCGTCAAATCCATCTATCCAAAGACCATCGCAACATCTTGGATGGATTTTGCCGCAATACTCGGCGACCATCAAGAACGTGAACAAAAGTCTGATGGCAAGTTGTACTCGCCAGTCACATACCGTGAATACACAACTCGTGGCAATCGCAACGTGTCACATGTCTGGGCGTTAGTTGCTGACCTTGACGGCGAAGCATTCGAGCAGGCCGACCTCGGATCGTATATACATTTTGCCTACACAACCTGGTCACATCGTGAAGACAATCCTCACTGGCACGTTGTCGTTCCGTTTGAGCAGGCTGTGCCGGTACAGAATTGGGAAGAAGTCTGGTATGAGACACATGAGCGTCTTCGTCTCAAAGGCGACCCAGCAACCAAAGACCCTGCTCGTATCTTCTACCTACCACAGCATGAGGCTGGTCAACCGTTTCATACGCATCATTCAGGTTGGCGATTCCTTGACCCGACGATCACCGACATTGCAGCACCGACACGCACGTTCTCAACACCGAGCATTCGCTCGACTGTGCAACGTACCAGCACAAAGAAGAATCGTCACGTTGCAGATCCGCGTTGGTGGGATGCACCAGTTGATTTATCAAAATATGATGGTATGACTCAACATGAGATACATAGAAGCATTCAAGTTGAGTGGGCTGACTTCAAGAAACGAGCAGGCATAAACTGAGTAGAATTGCTTCACCATGGCAGGTGAACGCACATTCGTTGTAAAGATTCTCGGTGACGCAGGTAGTGCTGTTGCCGCGTTCAAGAAACTGCAAGCCGAAGGCGAAAAAGCAACAGGTGCGCTAGGCGTCCAATCGAAACAGCTCCAAGACATCTTCAAACAAGTAACGATTGCGGCAGCCGCAGGATTTGCTTCTGGTGTTGCACTCTTGACAAGTTCGGTCAACGCTGCAATCCAAGACCAGCAAGAACAAGTCAAACTTGCTCAAGCCTTAAAGAACACGACAGGTGCAACAACCGAACAAATCGCCGAGACAGAACGTCTAATAACCCAGATGAGTCTCGCATCGGGCGTGGCGGATTCAGAGCTTCGTCCGGCCCTAGCGACACTCGCGCTTGGTTCAGGCAGTTTGGCTCGCGCACAACAAGACCTAGCCCTTGCGCAAGATATTGCAACAAGCACATCTGTACCACTCGGTCAAGTGGCCGATGCGCTCTCAAAAAGTTACAACGATAACTTCAAAGCATTAAAAGCGTTGTCGCCTGCGTTGGCTGACAACATCAAAGAAGGTCAAAGTCTTGAGCAGATATTCGGCGAATTGAATGCGCAATTCGGTGGCGCGACTCAAGCCGCAGCAGGTACAGCGGCAGGACAGATGCAGATCCTTAAAGTACAGATGGCCGAACTTAGTGAGAGTATCGGCGCAGCATTGGTGCCGGCGTTGGCTGCGGTTCTGCCATTGTTTCAGGCATTGGCGACATTTGCACAGAATCACTCGACATTGTTCGCTGGGCTTGTTATTACATTCACGGCTGTCGCTGGTGCGGTTCTTCTCTATGCCACCTATCTGAAACTTCTTCCGCTTCGAATCGCTGCGGTTGCGGCAGCACAAGCAATTTGGAATGCGCTACTGATAGCGAATCCACTCGGCCTGTTTATTGCAGGCGTCGCCGCCTTGACTTTGGTGATTATTCAAGTGACTGGCAATCTTGAAGGTCTTTGGATTGCGACAAAGAAAGTAGTCAATGGATTTAACAGCCTGTTAAATATCGTTCTGCCTCTTGACATTCCGATGATGAATGTCAACAAACGAACAGAAGAAATTGCACAAACGCAATATCGATCAATCCCTATCGCCGAACAAATCGGTACAAAATATCTGGAGATTGCTGGTGCGTGTCGCGAGATTCTGAAAGTACCAATCGCCAAACAGTTAGAAACACAAGCTGATCGGTTGACTCAATTAGCGTTCTCTTTGGGTGTCACCAGAGTGTCGTATGGTCAATTTGATAAGGCAACTGGTGGTGCTTCAAAGACCGTTGAAACTGCTGCCGAAAAGATGAAGAAGTACACGGATGCGTTGAAACAATCTGAGGTTGCTTCAAAGTCTTATACCAAATCACAGAAGGCAACGGCTGATGCTCAAAAGTCTTTGAACTCTGCCAACACCGATCTTGCTGCGGCACAAGACCGATTCAATAAAGCGGTCGCTGGATATGGTGCGGATTCTGCTGAGGCTAAGGCTGCACAAAAAGAATTGAGCAAGGCTCAACGTAATGTTGAGGCGGCTGGTTATCGTGTCGAGGAATCGGTGTTTGCGGTTCGTGACGCGGAGTTGAAGTTGGCTGAACTTCGAGCCGATCCGACATCAAGCGCACAGGCTATACGACAAGCCGAGATTGATTTGGCTGAAGCAAAGCTGTCGGTTAAAGAAGCAACTGAGGCTCAGGAGGAAGCAACGAATGGTTTGGCTGAAGCACAATTAATTCTCAATGAAGCGGTCAATGGTGCTGTCGTTGGCTCTGATCTTTACAACAAACTATTGAAAGAAGTTGATGACGCAAAAGAACGTCAGACTTCTGCATCAGAAAAATTGGCTGATGCTGTTGATGCTGAAACGGAAGCGTATGAGCGTTTGGCCGAAGCAATTAAGGCTGCTGGAGATGCAGCGAAAAACACCGGTCGAACTGGTCTAACCATTCCATCGTTGCCGACTGTTCCAACACCGACTGTTGCTGGTGGCGGGACATCTCCTACAGGTGGCGCAGGTACGAACATCAATATCAA